ATGGTCAAGGTATGGGGTATTATAGGTCAAAAGGTAATTATTACCTCCAGGCTTTTAAAGATTATTTCACGGATAAGCCTTGTTATATCAATACTATTCCTGGTGAATTTTTGTTAAAAAATAGTAAGCCAGTGAGAAGAAAAAATCCAGAAGGAAAAGGTTTAGTGATTTCAAAAAATTTAACTGAACCTTTAGATTGGAGTAGAATGCTGGTGGTTTGTGATGAGGAATTTTTTAAAAAAATGCGGGACGAATTGTCAGAATTGGGTAAGAACGAACAAAATCGGGCTTATGAAAGTTATTCCAAGACTTGGGAACGGACGGTGTTGGCAGAATCATTTCGTAAGGGTGATTTATTGTATGACGGTTCATTAAATAAATCCGTAGCAAGACCGATTAAAAGGCAATTTAGAAAAGATAGAAAATTAATTGGTAAAGTTATATTTCAGAATTGGTTAAAAGGTCAGTCGGGAGGTATAAGATGAAAAGTCTTGCTAAAAAATTTGTTCAATTAATGCCTAATACTAAAATAGTTCGTGTTGATAATACTAAAACCTCGCCTATTGGAAAATGTTGGGAGAATGCTAAACAACATAGCAAGGAAACAGGTTCAAGAATTGTGAATGGTTGGTTAATTATGCCAGGAGATAAATGTTTGCGTGATGATGCCATAGGAATAAGGATGAAACACTATTGGAACAAACTGAATGGTAGATATATTGATACAACTGATCTAAAATTTAACGATAGCACTTATGTATTATTCAAAGAAAATTGTGTGGGTTTTTGGTTATACGATGATCAATTTCAATACATTGTAAAGGAGGCATAATATGAGTAAAAAATCAACAGCAATTGGGTTGGGTATTCAGAAATTATACACGGTAAGCCGTAATAAGATTGTGGAATATAGAGCCGATTATTATATAGATGCTAAGAACCAAGATGAAGCCAATGAAATATGGGACAATTGGGAGATGCGTAGATTGAAAGATCCCACAGCAACCGACGATAGAATACATTATTTTTATACGGAAGATTTCAGTTGTGGTGATGATTGGAATGATATTAATTATTCAAGAGTGGAAGAAATAAAATTCGATCCTAAAAATGGACAACACCAAGAAGTTTTAAAAAAATTAGATCCCGACGAATGCTAGAATATATCTTTTTTTTAATCATAATTTGTTTAATTGCTTACGCTAACCATCACAAAAACAATTTAAAATAGTCAATAATTGTATCTGTTCGGCAAGAACCGATAAATACAATTGATGACATATTTTCCCATTCCTAAAAGCAGAGGCTATTGTAGAAGAAATTCTTGGAAGAGTGGTCCGGACATTGTGGATCACGACAAATATTATGCGTGGTTGAAACACCGCAGTCAAGCCTGGTATCGCAAAGAAGCGTATGAATTAACTTTTGAGCACTGGAAGACATTGTGGTCAGACCCGGTCAAATGGCACAATCGAGGAAGGAAAATAGATAGTTTTATTCTTAATAGATTGGATGTAAATAAAAGTTGGAACCTTTCGAATTGTGTGGTTAGGTCAAGAAGTATCAACGAAAAAGAAATTTGGGAGAAACGTAGATGTTTGAAAAAGACTTCGACCCCTTGTTAGACTTACAAAAATGTCAAGTAGAATTGGTAAGGCAAAATAGAATCATAGACAAATTGTTAAAAAGCAATCAAGAAATATGTGCTATGGCACAAGACCTCATAGAAGCATACAACAAATTGAATAGAGAAGTGGCCCAACAAAGACGTGAAATTGGCACAATCAGAATTTTAACATTGGACAAATGAAATTAAGCCGTATTCAATCAGAAGTGGCTCAAGACACACATCGTTTTAAATGTGTGATAGCGGGCAGACGTGCTGGCAAGACTTGGCTGGCGATGCGAGAATTGTGTTATCAAGCAAGAGAGCCCAATAAATTAATATGGTATATCACGAGCTCCTACCGTGCCGCAAAAATGATCCTCTGGAAAGAAATCAAGCAGAGATTGATTGATCTGAATTGGGTGTCAAAGATTAACGAGTCCGAACTCACAATAACGCTGGACAACGGCAGTCAAATTTGTTTAAAGGGTGCTGAAAATGCGCAGAGTTTGAGAGGTATAAGTTTGTCATATTGCGTAATAGACGAAGCCGCTTTGGTTTCGGAAGACACTTGGAAAGAAGTGATCAGACCGGCATTGGCAGATCAACAGGGCGGTGCTATGTTTATAACCACTCCATTGGGCAAAGGTAATTGGACATTCGAATTGTTTCAACAGGAAAAATTGGATCCGATTAATTGGCGCAGTTGGCAATTTACCACATTGGAAGGTGGGTTTGTCAGTGAGGAAGAAATAGAAGCCGCAAAATCGGATATGAGTGAAGCCCAATTTAGACAAGAATTTTTAGCCAGTTGGGAGAATATGGGTCAGCAGGTGGCGTGGGCATTCAATAGAGAAAAAAATGTGATAGATTTACCGCAGTTGAGCCATAGAAATCTTATTGTGGGTGCTGATTTTAACGTGTCGCCGATATGTGCCTGTGTGATGGTGAGAGAAAAAGATGTGTTGTATGTGATTGACGAGATACAGATGTATTCATCCAACACAAATGAATTGGCAAACGAAATTAAAGTGCGATATCCACATAGCAGAATAACCATAATGCCGGACCCATCAGGATCAGCCAGAAAGACTTCAGCAAATGGTCAAACGGATCACACCATATTACAGAATGCGGGTTTTAGAGTGTGTGCGCCAAGACGTCACGATGCTGTAAGAGATAGGATTAATATATTGAATGCTAGATTGTGTTCAGCAGACGGTAATAGACACCTATTTCTGTCGAAAAGGTGTAAATACACAATAAATAGTTTAGAGAAATATTGTTTTAAGCCCGGCACTCAACAGCCGGACAAAGACAGCGGTTTCGATCATATGTTTGATGCTTTAAGTTATGCGGTTGCTTGGGAATTTGGATTGAAGAGAGACTTACCACCTGTGAGACCGGAAAGATGGGGATCGAAAGTGGCTTCACCATATCAACAAATTTAAGGAGTTCTAATGAATATAACAGAAACTTTAAGATCAGAGATAGCCGCATTAATCAGCGGTAATCACCTTTACGACACATATTACAAACGTTGGAAATATTTTTTAGAATCATTCATTGGTGGTGAGGAATATCGTAGAGCACAAAATTTACAGAAGTTTCAATTGGAAACAAATTCAGAGTATCAGACAAGATTAAACAACACACCTTTAGAGAATCATTGTCAATCGGTCATCAGTGTGTATAATTCGTTTTTATTTAGAGAAGAACCTAAGAGAGATTTTGGTTCAGTTGAGTCAGCACCCGAATTGGAAGATTTTTTAAAAGATTGCGATTTCGATGGTAAGAGTTTGAATCAATTTATGAAAGACGTTTCAACTTGGAGCTCTGTATTCGGTCACTGCTGGGTGTTTGTGAGCAAGCCGAATATAAATGCTGAAACACGTCAGGAAGAATATGATGCTGGTGTAAGACCTTATCTGTCAATTATTAATCCTATTATGGTGTTGGATTGGGATTATAGACGTCAGCCGTCAGGTAGATATGAATTGATTTACATAAAATATTTGGAAGACATCAACGGTGATGTGAGAACGGTCAAAAAATGGTATCCGGACAGAATAGAAACCAGTGTGGTGGATTTAAAAAAGAATGAAATCATAGATGAAACGGTGGTGCCGAACAATTTCGGTAAAATACCGTGTGTGTTGGCATACAACAAACAATCCACATTTAGAGCCATTGGAATTTCGGACATTCAGGACATAGCAGATTTACAAAAGTTTATCTATAATTGTCAATCAGAAATAAGAGAATCAATCGCAATGGACTCCCATCCAAGTTTGGTCAAGACAAATGAAACCAATGCTGGAATTGGTCCAGGCAGTCTTATAACAATGCCGGACAATTTAGATCCGGGCCTTAAACCTTATGCTTTAGAATTTACCGGTGGTCACATAGACAAGATTTATGCGGCAATCAATCACACAGTGGGAGCAATCGAAAAAATGGCTAATATTGGGGCGGTCCGTGCTACAGAAAGTCGTTCTATGTCGGGCGTGGCAATGGAAACAGAATTCCAACTTCTCAATGCTAAACTTTCTGAAAAGGCTGACAATTTAGAATTGGCAGAAGAACAAATTTGGAAGTTGTGGTGTGAATATCAAGGTTATGAGTGGGACGGTTATGTGGATTATCCTGGATCGTTTAACATAAGAGACACAGGCGCTCAAATACAACAATTAAAAACAGCAAAAGAAACTGCGACAGATCCTCGTGTGATACAAATGATAGACAAAGAAATTATGGAATGGTTGGGCGAGGAAGAATATGAACTTGAGGGCAACGGTGCGACATACCCCAATCACA